GTCTTAGCAGCCAATGCCGTTGGGGTATTCGATATAATTGGAACAGTTGCCGCCGGTGATGGTGATGTGGGATTAGCCATAGACGGTGTTAATTACATCGTTGCCCCGCTCGTATCTGATACAGCTGATATCGTCGGGACAGCTTTAGAAACAGCCATTAATTTAGGGGCTACCCATACAGCGGTTAATGCTCTGGGCGTCCTTACGATTACAGCAGTCACTCCGGGAACCGCTGGCAATGCTGCTCTATTCACTGATATAAGCACCGATACAGGGGCTATAACCTCTATTACAGCTCCAGCAGGTGGAGTAGATGCGATAGCAGGAACAACCGCGGCAGAGATAGCAACCTTGCTTGCTCTTGAGATCAATCAAGGTTCTACCCATACGGCAATCGCTAGCTTAGAGGTAGTTGATATCGTTTCTGTTCTTGAGGGAGTAGTGGGAAATGGTATCGTATTCACCGTAACGCAAACACCTGTTGATATCACCGAGGTGACCATTCAGCCTAGCGGTGGAACAGATGACATATACGCAACGGCTGGGGAAAATCTGGCTGATGCTCTTAGCGATATGTTGACTATTAACTCTGACTTCTTTTGTGTCATTGTCAGCCAAGGGATTAACGATACTACCGAAGCCGATAATGTAGCCGCTTGGGTTGGAGCAAACGACAGAGTATTTGTCGCTCAGACGGCTGATATAACTGTTCTCGATCCAGTCGATGTCACATCTATAATGTTCAGATATAAAGCCGCTGGGTATGGATCAGTTCAGGTAGTCTATAGCAATGATCCTGATGCTTATATTAGTGCTTCTGCTTTCGGTGTTCTAGCAACGACTTCATTCCGTGGAACGGATACAGTCAAGACCCAGAAATTCAAAGATATGCCGGGAGTCATTACCGAAAATTTAGCCCCTGATAATCTGGCTCAGATTCATGGTAAATTTGGTAACAGCTTTTATGAGACAGCCAATATCAGAATGTTTGATTCAGGTCGAACTTCTGGCGGTAGTTGGTTAGATGAAATTCATGGTGCCGCTGCTTTGGCTGAAGAGATCCGAGTCAGAGTATTTGGTCTATTATCCAGAGTGTCTACCAAGGTAGCCTATACTGAGTTAGGGATGGCGCGATTAGAAGCTGAAGTCGAGGGTGCTTTAGGTCAATTCGAGACCAACGGTTATCTTGCTTCAAGAGTAGACGAGAATGGGGATATTCTACCTGCTTACTCTATTTGGCACATTCCAGTAATCGATGTATCAGCCACTGATAAGGCTAACAGAATTGCACCGGATATCGAATTTACAGCCCGGTTAGCCGGAGCAATTCATGCAGTGACCATCAACGGCACTTTAACACTAGACTAAAAAAGGAACGATAATGGCTAAAGAAGTATCAAGCTATAGCGCTCAGAATGTATCAGTAAATTACTTGGGGCATCAATTCCAGGGGTTTGCTGATGGTGATGACGCTATACAAATAGAACGATCAGTTAAGACCATGACCAAGCTCGTGGGCATGCAAGGCGATGGCGTCTTTACTCAGTCTGCCGATAAGTCTGGAATGATAACAGTTAGATTGCTGCAGAATAGCGAGACGAATAAGTTTCTGACTCTGAAGCAAGCAGCGACAGAAGCAGGGGTTATTGCTTCCGGTCCTCTGATCATGACAGAAGCAGGCTCAGATGCTAGAGCGGCTTGTATGCGAACGGTTATTGAGGGGCAACCTTCAATGGTTCGAGGGGCTGGAGCAAATACAGTCGAATGGACATTTTTAAGTATGGACGTGACTATTGGTCATGGCTTCGGAACGAGGGTTAATTAAGATGGGATTATTAACAGATTTAACAGCGACTCTTATTGTGGTGCCACCCGTAGTCGGTGGTGCTGCTCTTAGCTCTTATCAAGTTGGAGTTGGAGCGGCGATACCTGACGGTGTAGTGGGCTTCACTATAGATGGTCTTGATATCTCATTCATTCCGGGAGCAGGAGCAGCAGTCGGGTCAATCGGGCAAGAGCTGGCTAATCTAGTGAATGCGGCTGGAGCAAATCACACCGCCACTGACAATGGCAGCGGGTTAGTGATGCTGACAGATAAGCGATTAAGCGACCTCGGTAATGCCGTGGTTATTCTGGATGTTACTACAGATACTGGAGTAGCTCCGGGAACAGTGGTTGCTCCAAGTGGTGGTGCCACGGCTAAAGCCGGGGGTGAATTTATTGAAGTCGATGACGGGCTTAATCCTATCGTTCGCTTTACTCGAATGACCTTGGTTTCTAATTCGTCTTTAGTCCGTCGTGCCTTGCTTGATAATGGCTGGGCTCATAATCTTGAAAAGGGGACTACACAGCAGATGCTTAGTCATGCTATAGCCACCAGGATACTAGAGCAATTATGATAAAGAAAGTCAAGATAAAGCTTCTCGGTATTGAAGTTGAGATAATGAAGCTGTCCGCAAAGGCAGCTTTAAAGTCACATGGGCAGGTTATTCGTTTCATATCACCGGCAGTTGGTAAAATTACCTCTGCCATTGGTGGTAGTGATGAAGAGCAGACGCGTGGACTAACTGAAGCATTCACCGAAGCATTTAACAGTGGGGAGTCTGTCGATGAAATAGTTGACTTTATTGATTCTCAGCTGACTAATGGATTGGTGGTAGTCGATGGTAAGCGGGTGCAGCACCTAGATGATCTAGATAGGTTTGAGGACATCGACGGATCAGAATTAATGTACGCTATCTTTGCCGAATGGGTTAAATTGAACCTGGGTTCATTGCTAAAAAAGATAGGCGGCACCCTAGCTGGTTAAACAGTAAGGATAAGCCGCTAATATCTGAGAAAGAGGTAGAAGAATTAAATATCGATCTCTTTCTATGGACACCGATACATAAAGGATATTGCACGCTTCACGAGTTAGAGACTATTTACTCGATTGAAGACCTACTTGATATGCACGAAAGCATAGCCGTTTTTAACACTCTAGAAAGAAGAGCTCATGCAAGTCATTGATAAGCTAATATATAAACTGGGGTATGCCACCGATGCAGCGTCGCTAGGAACGGCTAAGTCTGGTTTAGCCTCTTTAGCCAGTGCTGCTGCCACCGTTAATGCAGCTGTAGTGGCTGCCGGGGCTGCTTTAGGTGCTCTAGCTGCAGAAGCAGCCAGCTATGGGGATTCTATATCCAAGACCGCCAGTAAATTAGGTATTGGAACAGACGAGCTGCAGGAGTATCAGCACGCAGCTAAATTAGCCGGAATTGAAGTGCGAACTTTCAATATGGCTACCCAGCGTATGGTTCGTCGGATATCTGAAGCAGCTAAGGGACAAGGGGAAGCCAAAGGTGCCTTAGAAGAACTCGGTTTATCGGCAACCAAGCTGAATAAGATGTCACCGGATCAGCAGCTATTGGTTATAGCTGATTCTATGGCAACGGTCGGGAACCAAGCCGACAGAGTAAGATTATCAATGCGCCTCTTTGATTCAGAAGGGGTGGCGATGGTCAATATGCTAGGTGAGGGATCAGAAGCCATTCTAGCCATGCGTGAAGAGTTCAGAGCACTTGGTGGAGTGATGTCCGGTGACGACATCCAGAATGCCGTTAAATTCACTGATCTAATGACCGAAATGTGGGTCGTTATAAAGGGCTTATCTAGATTGCTCGGGGCTAAGCTGTTCGTCCCCTTGAATAAGGTCATGAACCTATTCAAAGAATGGTATAAAATAAATCGGGACATCATATCTCAGAATTTAGAGTCAATGGTTGATGGTCTTATCTGGGCATTGACCAAGATGGCTCAGGCAGTCCAGTTCGTAGCTCAGGTATTTTCTGTCATTATCGATTTCTTTAAGTGGCTGGGGTTTGCCGTGGTGCCTATTATCATAGGTATAGCCGGGGCTTTAGGGTTGTGGCCGCCTATTTTAAAAGCGGTGTTGCTGCTATCCCGGGGTATCATGCTTTCTTTTTTCCCTTGGCTTATAGTTATAGCCGCAGTAGCATTGTTGCTTCAGGACATCTATGTCTGGATGGAAGGTGGCGACTCATTAATAGGGGCTTGGTTAGGACCGTTTGACGAATTCAAAGCATCTGTTCAAGCATTCTTAGATAAGCTGCCTATCTGGTGGGATCAATCGGTTAAATCGGTTCTGGACTCATTAGATGATATTAGTGATTGGTGGGATAATTTAAAGCAGTCGGTGATTGATGGTATCATGCTCATAACTAACTTAGCCGGTGCTCTTGGTAAGCTTATAGCGAGTGCATTCACCTTTGATCTAAAGGGGGTTAGTGCAGCTGCTTCTAAAATTGCGTCCCTATTTGGTCTTGGTGAGGATACCGCGAGCGGGGCTCAGCCTGCTCCACTAACGGCGACTGGAAGCTCTTTTGTCCCTAATCCTGATGCAGTTCCAAACCAAGCAGCCCCGGCTACCAATATGCAGCAGACGAATACATTTAATATCACCGGAGTTAATAATGACGAAGCCGTCGCTGAAGCAGTAGCAAGAAAAGTATTTTCTGCAGAAGCAGAGGGAATGATAGCATCTAGCGCAGGGGGTGGCACATAATGCCAGCACTAAATATAATTGGTAACATCCTTTTCCCTCGGACATATGGTATCGGTGGAGTCGAATTTGACACCATCTTATCAGAGGAGCATTACAGCGAAGTTGCCATTAGTCGAAATCCAGTAGAAACAGGATTGTCGGTCACTGATAATATAGCTGCTCTACCTCAGAGGTTAGTCATCGAGGGAGTTGTTACATCCAGCTCGTCGGCATTCGGTTTAGTCGACTATGGAATTCAGGGAGCAGCAGCAGGGCTAGCAAATAAGCTGGGTGGTGCTTTCGGGAAAGATTTCGGGTTCGGGCAGAAAGTTCGTAATGCCTGGGATCTCATGTTAGCCATGCAGCAGCAGGGGGGTCGATTCATAGTCGAGACCCAGCTAAAAGTATATGGTAATATGGCTATAGTATCCCTGACCACTAAGCAGGATAAACAAGCACCGGATCATATTCGATTCACCGTCTCATTACAGGAAGTATTGATCGTACAGACGGCTGAATTTGAAGGGACTCTTGGCGATCTCATAACGAAAACGCCGTCAGCGACTGGAGCAGATAGCGCCACCGCAGATAGAGGGGCTGGAGCAAAGGACGCAGGAAAGATAGCAGGAAAGAAGGTACCGCCGACATCCTATTTAAAAGAGGGCTTTAACTTTTCGGGATTAACTTCAGCTCCAGCAGCATTGGAGGTATTACGTGCGACAGCTTGATTTAACAGGGGATGCTTATCAGTCCTTTCTACATAATCTAGACGGTATTGAATTACATTTCGTCATAGCATGGAATGAAACGGCTCAGATGTGGGCTTTAGATATCTATGATTATGTATCCGGTGATCTATTGCATGGGGGTGCTGCTATTGTATCAGGACCTAATATCCTGCAGATAACCCCTAACTATAATCTGTTCGCTTTATTCTTGAATAGACAAGGGGTAATAGCAGATCCAAAGAGAGATACTCTAGCCAGTGGAATTCTATACTTAGGGGTGAAGAGTGAGCTCCCTATTTAATCGCAAGATAGAGGTCGTATTTAGCCAAGGTGGGCATATACGCCTATTTGACGAAAGATTTAAAATAGTGATCAGGATATCTAAAACCCTGGACTCTACCCAGCCTGATAGCCTAGAGCTGAACATCTTTAACATCTCACCGACGAGCAGAGCTTTTATAGCCGCTGAAGGCACTCTGGTTTCGGTAAAGCTGGGGTATGGGGAAACAATAAACACCGTTTTCTTAGGCGATGTGATGTCGGTGGCACATTTACATAATGATGCTGAGTGGGTAACGACAGTAAAAGCAGGGGATAAGGGAATTAGCCTACAGACTGCTACCATGAATAAAACCTACATTGGTAAGACCAAGCTAGGGGATACCTTAAAAGACCTGGCTACCAGCTTTGATGCTGAGCTCGAAATAATTGGGGATGATAAGGGCTTCGCTCAGAGCGCTCTTAGCCGAGGGAAAAGCTATACCCTCGATAGCAAGCAACATATGGATCAAATAGCTAAGGAACATGGTTTAGATTGGAGTATTCAGGATGGTTTATTGATCATTGTGAAGCGATCAGGATATCGGCTAGGTAAACCTCTCTTGTTGAACTATACGAGTGGATTGCTTAGAAGCCCTGAGCTGGACTACGATGATAAGACCAAAGAGAACAAGCTAAAAGTGCTGTCCTTAATGCAAAGCCAAGTGCGTCCTGGCGATCAGGTTGTTGTTGAAAGCACCGCCTTAGAGCAAGGCTCCTTGGCTATAAATGTCAAGCAGGTGGTTTTTAATGCATCCAGTATCGAGGGTGAATTCACCACAGCAATCGAGGGTATAGTCTTATGACCTTTTCCTTGAAAGAAGCCTTTGATGTCGCTGTAGAGAATGTGTTATATAATACACATACAGCACTCCCTGCGATAATAACCGCTTTTGATAGAGAAGAGCAGACGGTAACAGTCCGGCTTTCCATTAAGCGGAACATAGGCGGTGAGTCGGTAGAGATAGCACCAATTATTGATATCCCGGTGGTTCAGCCATCAGCAGGGGGCTTTCATATTACCCTACCGATAAAAGCGGGTGACGAATGTTTGGTTATATTTGCTGAGCGGGCTATTGATACCTGGTTCGAGCATGGCGGCGTTCAGGCTCCGGCAGAAAGAAGGCGTCATGATATAAGCGATGGTTTTGCTATTATCGGGGTAAATTCAAAACCGAATGGAATACCCCATTATAATATACATGGATTGGATATACGAAATGAAGAGAAGACCCAGCATATTACATTACATGGCGATGGCGATATTGAAATATACACCGCCAATACTCTCAATATTAATACCGTGGGTAGCGTTAATATTATCAGTGGCCATCATGTCAATATAAGCACTCAGGATAATGCTACTATAACTTCCGGTAGAGATACCCGGGTGCTCGCTGTTGGTGAAATATCCCTAACAGCCCCGCTAATTAAATTGCTGGGAAATGTTGAAATAACAGGTAACATGGTTCAGGTTGGGACTTTCACTCTGAATGGTATTACCGTAGACGCTCACATCCATGCCGGTGATTCGGGTGGATCAACTGGACCAATGCAATGAGTCACTTAGTGTTTGGATTGCTCAGCAGAGAGCATGATATGTATCGGGAATTATCAGGCATCGGGTTGCTCCGTGATGGTGATGCTGTATTACAAACGGTCAAGACCAGATTGCTCCTGCATTATAACGAGTGGTTTCTGGATCGATCTGCCGGGCTTCCCTGGTTCACCGAATTAATGAAACATAACCCTAACTTTCCTTTAATAGAGAGCAGGGTGGCAGAAACAATAATAGGCACCGATGGCGTCGTGGAATTAGTATCTATAGCGCTTTCGTTTAAAGCATCCACCAGAAAATTATTTATAGATTTTAGTTATATTGATGTATATGGCGGGAAACAAACAGCGACGCAAGGGGTAGGGGCATGACAGGATTAAGTAACCAAGGGCTAACCATAAAGCGGTTAGATGAAATAAAGAACGAGCTGGATACCGGGTTACGCCTTATCTTTGGACAGGAGTTATCCTTAGATCCGAGCACCCCGGAAGCACAATTAAACGGGATAATAGCAGAGGACATCACCGTATTATATGAGCTAGCACAAGCTGTCTATATGGGATTGAACCCCTCTTTTTCCAGCGGGAATATGCTCGATCTGGTTAGTCAGATAAGAGGTATTCAAAGGAAGCCGGCTACGGCTACTCGAGTCGAAATACAGACAGTAGGAACGCCAGGTGCTCTTATACCCGAGGGGACATTATTTGCTGCTTCAGGAATACCGAATATTACCTTCTCACTAGAAGCCGATATCGTGGTGCCTGAGCTGGGAACCATAGTCTGTAGCGAGACTGGATTAATCGTCGTTCCAATAAATACCCTGCGTGAAATAGTTACCCCGATATCCGGGCTTATTTCAGTGAATAATCCAACAGCTGGAGTGACTGGGACGGAGCAAGAAACAGACGAAGAGTTCAGGATTAGATCCAATGCGTCTGTAGCTTTACCTGGGCGAGCTATTCTAGATAGCATGCAGGCTGGGCTAAGCAATATAGATGGTGTTGAAAAGGCGATCGTTTACGAGAATACTTCAGAGCGATATGACTATTCCACCGGAACAGGGGCTAAAAGCATGAGGGCTATCGTTCTCGGTGGAGGGGATCAGGCTATAGCAGAGACTATCTTTTTCAGAAAATCACTAGGCTGTGGTATGAATGGGGCTGTTTCTGTCCCGGTGAATGATATACATGGTTTACCTCATTCCATTAGATTTGACAGACCTGCTTTAATCGATATTTTTGTATCAGTCAAGATAACTAAATTATTGGGATGGAATCAGACACAAGAGGACATCATTAAGCAGGCGATCGTTGATTTTGCTAATGGGGAACATTGCAACTTTGCAGGGTACACCATAGGACAAAGCGTCTATTCTGCTGAGCTGTATGGTGCTTTATTGAGCTATCCCACTTTCACCGTTACTGAAATTTTGGTGGATATTGCTACTCCAGTCTCTGCTAATTTTGTGCTCATGGAGCTTGATGAATTGGCTCGATTCGATGTCGTTAATATAGGGGTAATCTAATGGCTACCTGTATAATACGCCCCGGTGATGCTGGGGCGAAACCGATAAGCTGCGAGCCTTTATATGATGCAGCTGAACGAAAGGATAGGCTTATAGCAGAATATCAGGATAGCCCCGTTCTAAAGGATTTTATAGGGCTTTATCGACAAGAGCTTGACGGAACTCTTGACTGCCTCAATGATATGTCGATATTCTTTTGTATTGATCAGGCAGCCGGTGAGTGGTTGGATATCATCGGTGCGATAGTCGGGCAAGGACGATTTTTATATTATTCAGAGGGTGACATTTACTTCGGTTACCAAGGGCATCCATTAGCGGATGGTTTCGCAAGCTCAGGAAGTCCAGACCCCGGACGCTGGCGGGATGAAGCAGTGCCATTAAACCCTGGTGATTTATATTTCGGCTTCTTAGGTCATGCTCAGGCAGGTGGATTCGATCTTGATACCACTATCCCGTTTGGCGAATGGTTCCACGAAGACGATCTATTATCCAATTATAAAAACTATTTTGGCTTTGAGCCGCATCCATTAGCAGGAGGTTTTGGAATAATCGGGATGCCGGTGGTTATTGAGAAATCAACTGGAGGTATCTGGTTAAATGAAAATCTAGCCCCGATAGACTTACCAACAAATGATATCGGTGACGAAGATTATCGTATTATCATAAAAGCCAAGATAGCGAGAAATCATCATAATGGAACATTGAACGATACCATTAAATTATTTCAGCTATTGTTCCAGGTACCATGTTTTGTCAAAGATCTTAAAAATGATTATGCAGTAACGATTACCAGGAAGCCCAGCGCCAGGATGGCATCAATATTACAATACACCGACCTAGTACCTAATGTGCTAGGTTTTAATAGAAAAATATATTACACCGACGGTCCTATATTTGGTTTTCAGGGTATCCCCTGCATATCAGGATTCGACGTTGGTTCATACACCGGAGCATTATAACATGAGCACAACAAAACCAGGTAATATCAGAATATGGGCAGAAGCAGGGGCTATTACAGATCCCGGTAATGCTAAATACAATACAGGCTGGATCGTCGAGATTCCTACCTTGCAGAATATGAATTACATTCAGCAGCAAATTACCCAGATGCTGAAGCATGTAAATGAAGAAGGTATACCGCGCTGGGATAGTACCACAGATTATCCAATTGGCGGTATGACCAAGGGTGTCGATAATAAGATTTATACGGCTATCACAAACAATATCGGACAAGATCCAAGTGGTGGCGGCAATACTAACTGGGATGAATTCGCAAGCGGCGGTGACAGTAATCAGCTAGTAAGAGCACAGATGAACGTGACTGTTGGATCAGGTGGGGATTATGCCACCATAACAGAAGCGATAACTGCATTATCAGAATTTACCCCTATCTATAAAAAGGGCGGTATATGGGGTAGAATAGAATTAAAAACCGGGTTTATTATCGATGAAGAGCTACATTTTGACAGCGTAGACCTTGGTTGGATTGTAATCGATAGCGAGCAGGGGATGATACCACATACCCTAAGATCAGCGGCTATAGTTACTGATTTTGATTCAGAAGGTAGGGGGTGCTTTTTTGGTGCTAGAAACAATGCCACCTCACCATTAATAAACTTTGCCTTTAAATTTGACACACCTAATTCTGGTCCACAAAAACATGGTATCTATGCTCTTTGGGGCGCTAGTATAAATATCTTTGAAACAAAAGTTCTTGATGCAGGCGGCACGGCGATCGGAGCGCATAGTGGATCTCAAATAAGCATACGTCAACCACTAGATGTTACTGGATCAAAGGGTACTGGTATTTTTTGCGGTATTGGTAGCGGGATTCATTGTTATGGTGATGTAACTGCTAATAATTGCTCTGTTGGTGTTTTAGCTGGGCGGGGATCAACTGTTTCAGTAAAGGGAACCATTAGGGCTAGCAATTGTGTAGAAGGTGTAAATGCATCTTGGGGTGCTACTATATCTGCTTGGCATATTGAAGCTAATAACTGCGAGCATTTCGGAGTACATGCTAGAGGGGCTGGATCAAATATTTCAGTCGATCAAACAATAACCGCGAACGACGCAGGCGATGGCGGCGGCGTAAACGGGCACGCTGTATTAGCAGGACAAAATTCAACTATAACGGCTATTGATAAGATAACGGCTTTACGAGCTGATATGAATGGAATATTGGCTGTTGGTGATGGCTGTGTAACCTCTATTGAAATAAGTGCTAGAAAAGGAGCTGGCGACATCTCAAGTGACATCCAGGTAGAATATGGCGGGCGCATATTAATGGGCACTAGAACAGGCGGTACAAGTATCACCCCTGGAACATATAATGCTGATGGTTACATTAACTTATAAGGAGCACTTAAATGGCTAATAAACCAACTAATCTACGGGTATGGGCTGAGAATGCTGCGCCCGCAGATAAGACCGATCCGGGGGTATCTAAGTACTCGTCCGGGTGGGCTGTAGAAGTCCCGACTCATGCTGATTTTAATTTCATACAAAATCAGATGTCGCAGATGCTCGTACATATTAATGAGCGGGGTGTCCCTGAATGGGATACAGCGACTGCTTATAAGATAGGGGCTCTTGTTCTAGCCACCGACAATCAGCTATGGCGCTGCTTAGTCGATAATGTGGCTATTGATCCAGCGGGCACATTAGATCCGACAACTCCAGAATGGGGGGTATTTTCTGCTGGCGGTATTGTTGTTGCTCCGGCTATTCCTTTTCATGACATACTTAAGATATATGTAGTCAATGATCTGGTATCTGTCGCGGGTAGAATATATCGCTGTGGAGTAGGTAATGGTCCGGCAGCGTTTGATGCAATTAAATGGGAAGACGCTACCGCTATTTCAATATTTAGTGAGGCAGTGCCCTATACTATCGGTGAAGCAGTCCTATTCAATGATCTGGTATATACTTGTATCGTAGCGACAGCTAGAGCACCATTTAATCCGATTCAGTGGAAAACCTCGACAGCAGCTATATTAAATCACAGTACCGCAGCCACTTATGTATCCGGTGATATGGTTCTGCTTAATGGGCGTTTATATAGATGCTGGACACCTAACGGTCCTGAAACATTTACCCCGGCAAAATGGGCTGATGTGGCAGCGGTTACTACTTGGAGTCCGGCTGGAATATATGCGATAAACGACGCGGTATATCAGGGTGGGATAATCCACCGATGTGTAACCGCGAACGGTCCTGAGGTATTCGATCCTGCTAAATGGGTTAGCATTGATGTAGCTATCACCAATCATAGTTCTACCGGAATATATGCGGTGGATACATTAGTGGTATATATTGGTGAAATATATAGATGTCGGGTGGCTAATGGTCCTGAGATATTCGCACCAAGTAAGTGGTCGAACATAGCGATTATTTCGAGCTTCAGCGACGATGCTGCATATGCTGTAGGGGAAATGGTCGTATTTAATGG